ACCACTACCTGTAGGCTTACTAAAGTATTTACTAAACGTACCGCTACCTTGAGTGCCTGGAGTAAATCCACCTGTTGAAGAAAAAGGATTGCCTTGAAAATCTGCGCCACCTAAATACCTGGATCCTTGACCAATAGCATAATTCATTGCTCCAGACTTTAGACCTGAACCAATACTTCCTGTTTGATCAAAGGTACCTAGACCTGACATTCCTGCTGCAAGAGCCGGGTTAAAAGGTGCTACAAACGGTGCAGCTTTAACTGCAATATCTGCTACTTCATTGGGTATAATTTTTCTAACGAATTTTTTAAGTGAACTTCCTAAACCAAAATTTTCTCTTGGTGTAACGTCCATAATTCCACCACTTGCTCTTAATTGTCTGTTCATTAAAGATCTAGATATTGCCATAATTTAAATATATTTATATTGTTAAGCAGGCAACGAAATCCTGTGATACGGTACTTTATTTGATTTTTTTAGTATCGTCAACTGCTTTTACAGGTCGTGTAGCTTGCCACAAATCGTCTCTAAAACGACCTCTATATTGATGCTCTCCGACATGGGTAATATAGTCATCTATGTAACCATATACCTTACCCCCTATATCTGCCCATCTTTGACAAAAACCAAAGTCTTCTCCAAAATAACGTTTAGTTTTAGTATCATGCAAAGTGTCAAAAAGATTATACATATTGTCTTTCTTGACTTCTTTACCGTTGATAATAGTAGGTTGAAAAATCTCTAGTTCGGGATAAGCTTTAATCATCTTATCAAAAACTTCTCTCTTAATTAACATACATCCAGTAGGAGCATGAGTCATCTCAATAACCCCTTTATCAACTGTTATTGAATGAGGATCTTTTATTTTAACAGGAAAAGTATACCCCGCTGTAGCTAGTTCTTCAGCTTTGGTAACAGCGTTTTCTTTAATAGTAGTTCTTCTCCACATCTTGTCCCAATTTAAATCTTTCATAGGGTAAGGACATGATATAATATCTTTGTCTTTTTCGAGCATTTTAAAAATAGTTTTTGCTTCAAAATCTATGTCAGAGTCTATGAATAATAAATGAGTGTATTTCTCTGGACCATTTAACATTTCAGCTACACATAAATTTCTTCCTTGGGTTACTAGTGAAGATTTTAGTAAAGTAAAACTTACCATTATTTTCTTTTGCCAACACTCCATTTGAAATTTTAAAACCGCTTGAGTGTAATGCATACTTACATCGCTATGACAAGGTGTGCATACCATAATTTTATGAGGAGAACGTTCTAAATTTATTTCTATGACTTCTGTGCCTGAGCCTACTTTGTTTGTTTTTATCGTTTGATAAGTATCTGCATTAGGCGTAGTACTTTTATCTTTATTAAACCATATAGGTTCGTTAGGCTTTCGCATGTTGTATTGCTCCTTCTAAAAATTTAGTCCAAGAGGATGCTTGCTTAGGCCACCCGTAATAAATTTTTGCATAACTCGATTGAGAATCGAGATGATTAATAATACTTTTGTCATGTATAGTTTTAGCTGCTGCTTCTATACCATAAGCAAATTTCTCAGCTAATCCTCTGTAATTTTCATCGTAGGGTATATACATTGGAAATTCTGCACCGGTCTCAAATAGAGCTCCATAGTTAGTGGTAATACAATATAGGCCCGCGGCCATAGATTCTAATAAAGATATACAAGAAGTTTCTTCAAAAATACTAGGATAAACATACATGTTATAGTTATGTAAATTATCTAAAATATAATCGTTAGGTTTGTATCCAATGTAATTAACGTTAGGAAGATTTCTTGCTTGTTCATATAAAGATGCATAGTCTTTATCGTTTTTTTCATAAAAGTTTTTTCCATATACTTCAGTCGATGAATAAACATCTAACGTAATCAAAGGGTTTTTAACAAGTTGCATTGCACCTAGTAAAACTGAAAGTCCTCTCCAAGGTGTGTTTTGATGTATGATTTTAAGAGGCTGTCCTTGCTTATAAGGAGCAGCTTGTTTTATATCTTTTCCCAAACCATTTTTTATTACAATGCATTTATGGTTAGGTAGATTGTACATCATTCTAAATTTCTCATGGCTCCAATGAGAGTTAAATACATACCAATCATATTTGTTATGATTAGATTTGTCACTCATCCAGGGAGCTATATTAGGTTGATCGTATGAATTTTTTTGCCAAAGTATATTTAACTTTGTGGGATGTAATGGAATTTTTTCAGGTACAGAGGTGGTAATTTGAACTTGATCCAATAACTTTGGATCAACGTATTTTTTTAAATATTCAAACTGTATCTCTGTTCCGCCTTTAGGATTTTGGTTCTTCATTTTTTTGATTCATTACTTTCTGTAAAACATTTAGTCCTTTTGGTGATACATGAACTGTCAAATCCTGAGCAACATGTTCTGCTACTGTTTCCGTATTTGGATTAGCTATATCAGAGTCTTTCTCTGCTTCGTCTTTATATACTTTATTTGTCATAGTATTTCTTAAAACTACTACTGTCGTACAATCTATTTTTAATATATCTTTATCCATTTTGTTGTGACCTGTCTATTAAAGCATAACTCACAATACCTGATATTTCATTTGCTGTTCCTGCTTGCATTTTTATAGCATCTCCTGCTTCTAAATTCAAGGTGTTTGTTAACATATTAACTGTTTCTTTATTTAGTGACTCATGGCTAATTTGTACATCTGCACCTGCTCCGTTTTTTCTAATAAATAAATCAGTATCAACAGCACTAGCAGTGTCATGTACTGCTTGAACTGTTTTAACTATTGCAACAGAAGACGTAGTAACAGTCAACACTGTGGTCACATTAGTAGTGGTTAAATCAAAAGTTTCGTTTTTATATTGTATAGTCATTAGGATAAAAAATAGTTGTATGTATCTTGTTCTTCTTTCAAATCATTTTGAAATGAAAAATTAAGTTGGTCTTTTACAGTCGCCAAAGATTCTAAAATTTGTCTTAGATTTTCTACTTCATATTCTTGTTTTGGTTCAGGTATATATGCAGTTACTTTAGCCATTATCTTCTACCATCGGGTTTTGCATCTAATCTTAATGTACCATAACGCCAGGTTTCACCCACAGCGTCGTTAGCTATTTGAATTGCTACAAATCTTGCTCTTGCACGAGTGTCTATTTTATCAGTAGTAGTGGTGATTGTAAAGGGCCCTAAAGAAGAACTCACTGCTGTCTCACTTGGGTAATCATTTAAAAATAAAGTTATTTTTGAGTTGCCGGACAGGTACCTATAATCAGGTATAAATCTTTTAACAGACATCATGTATTCTCCGTCGCCTGCAAGATCTGCTATATTATTATTATTAGTTATCTCAAAATCTCCAGATAAAATAAAAGCATCAATTGAAGTTGTACCATTACTATTGATTTGATCAGTCCCTATTTCTTGAGCATAGTAAGTAGATGCACCGTACTTAGCTGTTATTCCTTGTATTGGAAAATTAGGTAAAGCTGTTTTATTATAATCAGTTGCGTAAGGTAAATCATAAACTCCTTGATCTATGTAAGAACTTCTAGCTAAAGAAGAAGTGGTCCAAACTCTTTCTGCGTAGTTGTACACTACACATCTATTTACTTGTTCTGAAGTTGATGAGGGATAAAACCAGTTAATTTCATTGTATAAAGTATTATGTTCACAATATATTAATTGACTAGAATTATAATTTATTCCTAAATTATTACCACTATCTGTAAATACAAAATCTTCTACTAAACAAGGTATAGTTTTAACTGTACCATCAAACATAAAAAATCCGCCTTCACCTGACATCCAAAAAACAATACCATTAGAATAGCTTAATGCATTCTGTCCAATTAAACCACAATTAGTACCTACTTGTCTAACTGAAAAAGTAAAAGGAGGTCCAACGTATTGAATAACATAGGCAGAACTATCTGTTAAAACTAAAGTATAATCTTTACCAGACACTGCTCCAATAATTTCATTACCTTTATCTAATCTAAATGTTCCTGCAGTATTTGTTGCAGTAGGTTGATATTCATTAAAATTTTCTTGATCACTAAACCTAATAAACATTGGATCAAATGTTGTGGTACTACCAATAGTAGTTTCTGTCCCAAAATGAAATAAGTGTCTATCTCTATCAGATACTTGGGTTACTCTCGTTCTAGTAGGTGCATTAGCCATAATTACTGCTCTAGTTTGTCTTGGACTAGCAGCACCTGCATTCCAAGTAAAAGTTTCACCATTGTTAATAGTTGCAGTAAGTATTTGACCAAAATTATCTAATGCCCATAAACCTGGATCTAAAGTTACAGTTGATGTTAATGAAGCATCTCCCCATCCAGTATAAAATTCAATAGATGCTCCTGAACTATGGGCTGATGATCCTGTAACTACTGCTCCTGAACTATGAGCTGATCTAGTTCCAGAAACAGCTCTTGTAATACCTGTTAAATCATTTCCAGCTACTCCAGTATAAGAAATATATTCTAATCCTATTCTTATGACTCCACTTGTTGCAAAACCACTTGTTGAAGTTAAAGTTATATTGGAACCTGAAGTACCGTTAGTATCATCTGCAAGCGTTCCATTTAAAGTTGTCGATGGAATGGTTCCTACAACAGCTCTTTCAACACCTGTTAAATTATTTCCAGCTACTCCTGTGTATGAAATAAATTCTGTTCCAACTTTAATTACTCCTGATGGCGGAAAACCTGCTGTAGAAGTTAAAGTAACACTTGTACCAGTTCCCCCTGTACCATTTGCATCATTTAATAATGCACCATTTAATGTGTTTAAAAGTCCAGAAGCACCTCCCCATGTATCTGTACCCCAACCAAAACCTGCAGTTTGAAATGTAGGACCCACAACTACATATGGATCAATTTGCGCTGAACCTGTTGTAGTAGATGATGCCGCTGAATTAGAAGGCATAGTAATTTCAAAAGTATTATTTGTTCTGTTAAAGATTTCAAAAGTATTACCTGTAAAATCTGTTGTTGCATAACCCGAACCTGTTGGGACTGTCACGGATGAAAAAGTTACATATCTTCCATCTAGTAAACCATGAGATGTCTTATTAACAGTTACTGTTGGAGATCCAGAAGTTGCATCAAAGTCAGCTCCAGTGACTACATCATTATCTATTGGAGTAACATCAAAAAACTCTCCTTCATAATATATAAATAGACCTTGAGAAGTACCTATTGCTACATATCTTTCACCAGCAATACTAGTAAAAGCATGTTGAGCACGTGCTGCTCCTGGTAGGGTATTGTTAGAATTTGTAAGTTGTGACCAACCCCCTATTTTTTCAGGTAGTCCATATCTAAATCTAACAAAATCTCCATCCACCCATTGAGATTCAGCCCCTGATTCAGTGGCTTGTTTGTTAAAACCGGGTTTAAAGTTAAGTTTTTGTAGCATAATTAAGTTACGTTAATAAATCTGTATTGAATTTCACCTGCTCCACCGGCAAAAGCTGTTTCCCCTGTACTACCGACATTTTGAGCTCCACCTCCACCACCACCAGAACCTCTTGTTCCAACAGTTGCAGCAGGGCCTCCTATTCCAACTCCATTACCACCATCAATAGTACCTGCATAAGAATCAGCACCATCAGAACCAGCAATTTGACAATTGTCTCCACCACAGTTACCATTGTTTCCTCCAACAGCACCATCGCCAGATTGATTAAAAGTTCCAACAGGACCTGAAGTATTACTAGTTACATTTTGAACACTATAATTTGTATCTGTAAAATTTCCTGAAGTAATAGCTGTTCCTGAAATAGTAGCTGCACCTGCAGTTCCTGCAATATTTGTTCTTAACGGACCTTGAACACCTCCGTTTATACCACTTGCTCCACCTCCACCTACTAATGAAAATAAAGATCCTGTACTTGATCCAGAAAGAGTTGTATTAGTTCCTGGACTACCTGTTTTAGGTTGGCCAAAGTTTGATGTTTGGTTTCCAGGAGCTCCACCACCACCTATTGCATAAGTAATTGTTTCACCTTCAGTTACCGTAAGTATTTTATCAGATATATAAGCACCTGATCCACCACCAGCACCTGCTGATTCTCCACCAGCTTTATCATAACTTACACCACCGGCAGCTCCACCTCCGCCACCTACAGCGTATTGAATGTGAATTGCATTTGCTCCTTCTGGAACTGTAAATGTGCTAGTCCCTGAAGTTAATTCAACGAATGCCGTTGCAGGGAAAACAGTATTACCTGCACCTACCAATAAAGCATAATGAGTCATAGTTTTATCCTATGATAAAGTTCCACCGGTAATAACAAATACATTAGTTGCTACACACAGTATAGTTGCTACACCTCGTGTTGAAAGTGTTCTATCAGCATCGGCTCCTGTTTGAACCCAATACATTGTTACACCAGCTCCTTTAGTTATTGCAAAACTAGATGCTGAATCATTATAAATAGTGACTGTTTGTCCTGCTGTAAAAACACTTGGAGGAACTGTTATTGCAGAATCTGTGCTTATAAATTTACCATGATCTGTTGCAATCAATGTGTAAGCTGATGTTTGTGAATTAATAGGAACTGATCTTATTTCTCCTATTTGATCAGATATATCACCTGCACTTGTTGTAATATAACCACTAGCAGATATTGTGTTAGCAGTAGTAGATGCACTTATTATAATGTTGCTAATAGTCAAATCATTCGCAGTAACATCTCCTGCAACTAAATCTCCCATAGAACTAATTCCTTCTAAGACATTTGTTCCATCTGCATAAACTAATTTAGTACCTTTATCGGTTGCTGACCAAGTAACAGAAGATCCTCCTGAAACATATTTAAGAGTTACAGTATATGCTCCAGTTGTGCCATTATCTACAATATAAGTTTTTAGTATTCCATTTGGAATAGTTACATCAACATTACCTGTTATGTTTCCTGTTAATTTTATAACTTGGTTTTTACCTTTAGATTTTGCTCCATTTGAAAAAACTAAAGCTGTTGGAGAAGAAGCAGCATCTAATGTATCATAACCTCCAATTGCTTGTTCTAATATAAGTAAATTAGTATTAGTTATCTGACCCCAAGTTCCTGAGTTTTCTCCAGTTTGCTGAACCGTTAATTTTAAATTTGCTGATGTAGTATTTGCCATATTTTAGACTCCTTAAATTATTACATACTATTCAATTTATGCGGCAGTGTCAACTTTTGTCCATCCTGAGTTTGTTCCTGTATCAACATCAGTATAAGTCGAAGAAGAGCCTATACTTACATTACTCCAAGTAGTTCCTACTCCAGGATCGACTGGAATCCATATAATTGTTCTTGCACTACCTTCTGCAACTGACATGGCAATTCCTGTTAGTCTAGCAATTGAATCAGTAGCTGTAGCCGTTCCTTCCTGCATAGTCATTTCCTGACCATTAGGACTAGCTATTGTGTTTGCATCTAAAACAGCCGTTCCAAGATTTGCTGTAAAACCTATTCCGTTAGGGAAAGCATTAGCATTTGCACCAACTACTACAGAATTTTCCTGCATAGTTAGATCAATACCACTTGGCGATGCATTAGCATTTGCATTAACTATTACAGAAT